TTATTTCATGCAGCTAGGAGCGTATGCAATGGCCCACAACTGCGTTTATGATACAGATATAACCCAAGGTGTCATATTGATGTGTACACCTGATAAATATTTCCAAAAGTTTCAGATAAAAGGCAGAGAGTTTATCAAATACCAACACAAATTTCTAGAAAGATTAGATAAGTATTATAGTGACCGAAATAAGGCAGAATCATAAAATTGCCACAATTAAAAAGTGAGGTTTTATGCGGTTGATCACCTGCCTATAGGTTTTTGGATATTGTTAAATTTGCAAAAAGGGTTTAGAAAAAGAGAGGTGATCTGGGGTTGAGGTGATCAGCAAGGAATACCAATGGTTTTAGAGCGTAGGATTATCAAGTAGAAATAGGTGTAGTTTAGAATGATTCTAGAATAGGGGCCGCGCGAGTACTTTGGATTTGATTTTTGCATTTAAAATTCTGGAAAACCTATAGGGGTGATGATATGAAGTCAGTATGCCTAAGAAAAGAAGAAAACGAAATACTTTTGAAAGTTCATCTGACATACCTTATCAAAAGGTACGTGTTGAATGGATTGATTGTGTTAGCGATTCTGGTTGGGCAACAGACAAAGAGTTTGATAAAATGAAATTAGCTACACCTGTAAATGAAGGTTGGCTATATTCTAAAGATAAAAAATCAATTAAGTTATTTGCATCTTACGATAAAGATGATGATGGTATTACTTTTGGAGATAGAACTATGATACCGATTCCCTGGGTTAAGAAAGTAACTAAACTTAATTAAGTTTTTTAAGTCTTGGTAATCGCTTCTCTTTTACTTTTTCTTTGACATCTTCTGTCGTAACATCTTGTAGTAATGGTGAGTATTCTTCTAAGATCTTTTTAAGTTCTGTTTCCATTTCTTCTTTAGACATATCATCTAGTTTACCAGTTCTAATTATCTTTTGTTCAACATACAATCCTGCTGCCTTACCTCTTGCTACCTCTGCATTGTTTGCAGCTGAGAATGCTCCTTTTTTAAGTGCAGCTTCTCGTATCTTACCAAGTTCTGATATATGTCTTTCATAATTGACTTCGTATTTCTTTTGATATTCTTCTCTGATCTCACCTATGTATTTAACAACAAGTGGATATAGTTTTGGATTACGTAATTCTGATGCTCTTACATATGCAGAGTCTTCATCATAACCAGCTTCAATAGCACATTCTGTCGGTGTCTTTCTACCTTCGTTTGTCACTAATAGCTGTGCAAACTTCTGTTGCTTTTCTGTTAATCTTTTTGGTACTCCTGCCATATTTGACATTTAAAGTAATATAGAGTAAAAGTCAATCAATGATAAGCGCACAAGAATTAGCTAAACAGCTAAACAATTTTTTAAAATCACCCACATGTCAGAACGCTAGGGTGCAAGTTAAATTACCGAGAGGAGAGTTTCATTCTCCAGATGGTCACTTCGATATCCATTCAATTACATTGTTTGAAAATAATATAATTGGATCTAGAGAGTCACATAGATTGGTGTTTGAGATTGCAACGGAGAGTTGGAGAATGGGTTCTGTTAAGAAAAAAGCATAAACACAATTTACTCTGAATGCAGTATGAAACCAGAGGCAAAATTCTACCAATATTTTAAGAAAAACACACCTAATATTTCGTATACAAGAATAGAAAATACAAGCAGTTTAGGTACGCCAGATGTATTGGCATACAATAAAAACAATACATTTTTTACAATTGAATTCAAAGTAAGTAAGAGTAAAAAAGTGAGGTTCTCACCACACCAAATTAGCTTCCATGTACGTCATCCGAAGAATAGTTTTATTATAGTCCAGACCCCTGATGCTTGTGGCTTGAAACTTTATGAGGGCTTGAAGATTAGAGAGCTTGTCGCTTGCGGCTTGCAGCTTGATGCTTGTTGCTTGGGGCTTGAAGCTTGTCGCTTGAAGCTTGAGAGCTTGTAGCTTGCGGCTTGAGGCCCGGATCAGGACGCACGCTTGTTGCTTCCGTCGAAGCTTCGTCGCTAATGGCCTGATCCGATTGTTGCTGGCCGCCCACTACTGGTTGGCGGGATTCTGCCAGCTTATTACGCTTGCGTAATTCTTTATAATATTTTGGGTGTCTGAACATTTTAATGTTTACCGTATTTAATTACTTTTACAGCAGGATCCCAACATTGTCGACAGTCTCTGCATTCATTATCTTGTGAAGCAGCTGGACAGCTGGCCCCTGATGTCACTACCTCTGAAGAGTTAGGCCACGAAGCAGGCGCCCGCTGGTCTACCATGGGCGCGCTAAATCGTATGACTAAATTGTCTGGCTTGCTGTTCAGGTGGTCCTTAATCCAAGCCTCTCGAGTCGGTAACCAGTGACGCTTCTCCGGTGTAGCTCTACAGACGCTGTAAATTTTTTTAAGATGATCTAGATCCTGGACGTCGCCGCTGTCATGCCACCTGAAGACATCCGGCTTTTTAGAATTAATTAAATGGACCATAGCTGTCACCCATTGCGGGTCCTGTATAGCTCGCAGCCTTCGATACTGTGCATCCTGAACAACCTTGAAGACGTAACAACCTTTGAGCGCGTAGCAGTCATAACAGACTGAGCCCTTCACCTGTTGCAGCTTGCCGCCGGTTTTGCATTCTTTGGCAGGTAAACCTATCGACCATCCAGGCATCTTTGAAGGCTTGCTTAGGCTGCCGCCTATAATTTTAAGTGCTTCGTTTGTTTTCATACTCCCTTATAATCCTATATTGTTTTCTTGTCAACAATAAAGCTTGACGCTTGCAGCTTGCCGCTTGTTGCTTGTAGCCTCTGGCCTGAAGCCAGCGGCAGTGATTTATTAAAATTTTTTCTTTCATAATTTCTTTCTTGCTCCAGGCAGTCAGTCCCGAATTACTTCGGTCCTGCCTGCGAGCGACCAGCACTGGAGTGTTTTAAAGATTAGCATTCTAGAATGCTCTCCAGCCCATCGCTGTTGCTGATTCCAGATCCAAGTCGCGCAACACAACATTCTCAGATAGAGTTTCTGCTTACCGCTGTGCCTCTATCCACTTGGATCAGGAATCAGTTCTATCTGTGCGTGTGTTTGGATCTCTTTCAATCTACTTTACACCACAAATAGAAACTATATCATATATAATACTTGACAATCCTATTGTCAAGTGTTAATTTCAAATCATGCAAAAAATAAATACAGAAAGAGGTAGCATGACTAAAGAGAAGAAAATAACACTTAACGCAGAAAAGCGAAAAGTGATTGCAGATCAGTTTCAATCTTTTTACGAAGATAAAGTAAAAGATAAATTGGTACAAGCAAAAGAACAATATGATCTTATGCGTGAAAAAGCAAAAGAGAAGATAAATCAAGTTGTAAGGTTTCATCAACCACTAGAAGATGTAGATACAATTAGATCAATGATACAAAAATACAATAGAGCTGGTGGCGAGTTGTATGAAGATAATTGTTTCTATGTTCAAAGACCAATTACTAAAGTTGATGATGAGGGTAGAGAGTATAACACAAATGATGAAGTTCATGTAAGATTTGACATGGGTAAAAACTTTGCAAGAGCATACTATCGTGATGAGATGAAAGCAAAAGGTCTTAACCCAGATTTTAAATTGTCTATCAATGATGACTACTCAAAAAGAAATCCAAAATATTATAATGATGAAAGTGCATGTAATAAATTTTTAGGTTGGAATACATCTTCTAATGATGATAAATCTATTACTACACCTAAATCAGCATGGGAAAATGATTTTAAAATTTGGACTATTGGTAGTTCTTATTGTCATTCAAGAAATTATGTAGTTGATGAAAATACATTAAACTTTTTTAAGATGTATGTTTCAAGTGCTGACAATGTAATTAAAGAACATCAACAAATGTATTCTTATGTTGAGGGCAAAATGAAAACTTTAAGATTAGGTTTAAAATCTTATAGAACATTTGACCAAGCAAAAGCACTTGCAGATAAAATCGGAGTTGTTTTAAATGAGAGCATGATGAATGAAAGCTCTAGTTTAGCACTTTCTATTTATAGCCCAGAAAATTTGGCTAGTCTTTTGGAAGATAAAGAGGTCTTAACAAGAGAACAGAAAATCGCTATTGCAAGACAACAAATGCAACAATCAGTAAATTAAGTTATTGACAACCTATCCTATCAATGATAGGATAGGTACAGAAAGAGAGGAAAGAAATATGACTAAAACATTTTACATAACTTATTGGGCTAGTAAGCACAAAAAACATATTACTAGACAAGGCAAACATGACGACAAAAGCAGATATGGTACATCAAAGCAAGGTGTCCCTTATTATGTTTATTATGATTTAGACAGTCATGGATATAGAACTGCGACTACATCTTGGAAAGTGAGGCACTAATGAAATTATTAACAGGATTATTTGGATATATACTTTTAATGTTAGGGATTATTCTAGCATTACATCATGACTTTATTGTTGGAGTGTTAGTTTCTTTTAGTGGTCTTTTTATGTTTTGGGGAATGCTACCAACGTATGACCAAAATGAAAGATTAAGAAGATATGAAAGACAACATCAAGAGTGGTTAAGAAAATGAGTGATTATAATTGGTGTCATGGTCCAAAGTGCCATAAACATAAAACACAGGACAGGATAAGAGGTGTCAAAGGCTCAAAGGTTTTGAGGACTAGAAAAATTACTCAGAATAGTTGGAACGCAGACAATATGTGGTCACACTTTTGTAGTCAAGGTTGTTGGAATGAATTTGCCTTTACACATTGGGAAGAATTCATTGGACTACACCCAAGGACCGAGGCTCTTGAAACACCAATCGAGGACCCTGTAAGAACACAAAATGCATATGGTTGGTGGCATACAGAAATAAAAGCTATTGACAATGCTTGACTTATCCTATATTATCCAAGATATGACAGACACAAAAGTAACAAACCCATACTCTGGACAATCAGAGGTATTAACACCAGAAGAGTTTAAACTTTACTGGCAGATTAAAATCGCTGAGCAAAACGAGGACTATGATACAGTGCAAAAAGGTTTAACAAAATTTAGTAGAATGAATGCTAAAGCATACATGACATTACTAGATTAACTCCTTACCCCTGGCCCTAACGGGCCAGGGGTTACTTGATAGAGGTACCAAGCCAATTCCAAAATCCGAAATCTTTTTAATTATTAATTAGTACATGTAACAGGGGTCCCACAACCTGGGGTTATATTGCTTGATTTTCATGGTCAATACCTATAAATTCATTTAGACTTAAAAATCAACATGTAAAAAAATTTTACAAAAAATTTTTCAAATGCAAATAGACTTAGATAAAATAAATAAATTACCACCTGACGTCCGAGATAGATTTAAAAAAATATTAGTAAAATACAAAGAAGAAGATAAAAAAGAACTTGCACAGAATGACTTCCTTGCATTTGTAAAAACTATATGGCCTGAATTTATTGAAGGTGCACACCACAAAACAATTGCAGATAAATTTAATAAGTTAGCATCAGGTGAAATAAAAAGATTAATTGTGAATATGCCGCCAAGACATACAAAGTCTGAGTTTGCATCTACACTATTACCAGCTTGGATGATTGGGAAAAGTCCAAAGCTAAAAATAATACAAACTACCCACACAGGAGAACTTGCAGTACGTTTTGGTCGTAAAGCTAAAACACTAATTGACTCTCCAGAATATCAACAGATATTTAAAACAAGACTAAGAGAAGACAGCCAGGCCGCTGGTCGCTGGGAAACTGCTCAAGGTGGCGAGTACTTTGCTGCCGGAGTCGGTGGAGCAATCACAGGTCGAGGTGCTGATTTATTAATCATCGATGATCCACACTCGGAACAAGACGCAATGAACTTAACAGCTTTAGAGCGAGCGTACGAGTGGTACACATCCGGTCCAAGACAACGTTTACAACCAGGCGGTAAAATCGTTTGTGTCATGACACGTTGGAATGTAAAGGACCTTACAGGAATTCTTATAAAGAACCAAACAGAGCCCAAGTCAGATCAATGGGACGTGGTAGAGTTTCCGGCAATAATGCCGAGTGGTAAACCTGTATGGCCGGAGTACTGGAAGATCGACGAACTGGAATCAGTGAAGGCATCATTATCACTCGGCAAATGGAATGCACAGTGGATGCAGAATCCAACATCAGAAGAAGGTGCAATTTTAAAAAGAGAGTGGTGGAAAGATTGGGATAAAGATTACATACCATCATTAGATCATGTGATACAATCATATGATACCGCATTTATGAAAAAGGAGACAGCTGATTATAGTGCAATAACAACTTGGGGTGTTTTTCGTGAACATGAAGAAGGACCACCACAACTCATATTACTCGATGCAATGAAAGATAGATATGAGTTTCCAGAGTTACGTCGTGTTGCAAAAGAACAATATGATTACTGGCAACCAGAAACTGTATTGATTGAGTCTAAAGCATCAGGATTACCACTGACATATGAGTTAAGAAATATGGGTATACCTGTTGTTAACTACACACCATCAAGAGGAAATGACAAACATACTCGTGTTAATTCTGTTGCACCTCTGTTTGAATCTGGTAGTATATGGGCTCCTTTGAATAAACAGTTCGCTCAGGAAGTTGTTGAAGAGTGCGCTGCGTTTCCGTATGGAGACCATGATGACTTAGTTGACAGTACAACTCAAGCTGTTATGAGATTTAGACAAGGTGGTTTAATAGGACACCCTGAAGATTATCAGGATGAAAAACTACCTAAAAAAAACTATAAGTATTATTGGTAAAAAATTATGGGTGCAATTGCAAGATTTTTATTAGCTTTAAATAGACTAGCTAGAACAAAAGGAATTAAAATAGAAGACGCATACAAATTTGCTAAACAAGAGTTTGGTGAAATAACTCCACTACTTAGAAAACAAATTCAAAATGTTTTTGATAAAATTAAAAAACCTGTAGTTGGTAAACCTGGTAAGAAAGAAGGAACAGTTATACCAATGGTTAAAGAAGGTGCAAAGAAAGCTGAAGGTATCGAAACACTTGAAGATAGTAGTCCATTGATGAATAGACTTGAT